CGCCGATTGAATCCATGCGCGCTTGATGACCGCGCCATCATCAGAGTCGTGCGGCACGCCCAGGTAGACATGCTGGAATTCCTCGTAGTCTTCTTCCTTGAGCGCCTCGATGACGCGCAGGATTGTGCCCGACAAGAACGGATTCTCGTCGTAGTTGATCCGGCGAACGATGGTGTTCGGCGGCGGGTCCAAAACGAAGCGCTTGTAGGCAAAATCCGTCGCCAGGCGTGGATTGAAGATGATCCAGATCTGGGAACCTTCCTTTCGGATGGTCGGCTCCAAAATCGCCCACTGTTCCTCGGTCAGATTGTGGGCTTCCTCTATCCAGAGGATGTCGATGCCTTCCAGCGACTTGATTTCGTCGATGTGCCGCCACAAGCCGTAGAACAGGAACTCGGTTCCGGTCTCAGCCCCGATGATCTTGTTGTCCAGGATGCGAAACTTGCTCTTGAGCCCGAATCGGTCGATCTGCGCCTTCAGCAGCGTATAGACCGATTCCTCAATCTTGTTCTGGAATTGCCGTGCACACAGGATGCGCAGCTTATAGTTGCTGGCCAGGAACGTGGCGAACCCGGCGGCGTCCCAGGACTTCGATGAAGACCGACCGCCGTACAGGACACGATTGCGGGCCGGCGCGCGCCAGAACCCCTTAAGCGCTGGGTTTAGCGTCGGTTTCGGTGTCGTCATCCCCATAAAAGTGGCTGAGCCCAGACGGAACCTCGGTAACGGTCACGTCGAGTTTGTCCTTGAACATCCCCAGATGCCGCCCCAGCAGTTCCAGGTTCTTGATCTTGTCGGGCCACCGGATCTTTTTCATGATGCCGGCCAGCACCCGTTCATCACCCGAACCCTCGAACATTTCGGCCAGATCAAACCCACTCAGGTACTGGCGCCATACACGGGGCCACTGACTTACCGGCTTGAGCGCCATGTCGTCGGTCATGATGTCCAAGACATCCATCTGATCGATCTCGACCATGCGGGCCACAACGTAATCCTGATCAATCTCAGTGCGCTGGGACCGGGCGGCCTGGGCGGCGGCAATGGCGGCCTGCACATGCGGCTTGGTCAGCAGGTCGGCGGCGCGCTGCTTGGCGGATCGTTCGCTATACCCGGCGCGGATCGCGGCCTGTGCGCCGTTCAGGTCCTTGAGGTATTCCTCGATGAAGCGGGCTATTTTGGGGGTGATCTTCGATGCCATAATGCTGTTTCGTCCACACAGGAGATAGGCCCATGCCTCAGGAAAACATCATCATCGTTTTCAAGATCGAGTCCGAGAAGATTTTCAACGTCACGGAGCGCCACACGCACGTTGACGGCCATCCCCTGCCAAATATCGGCGACTCCGTATTTCTCCAGCCATCGACCGAGCATTCCGGGGATTTTGTAGTGACGAACAGGAAATTCAACTACACACCACAGGGCCGTCTGGAGGCCGTGGAAATCGCCGTGAAGTGATAACGAAAAACCCGCCTCAATGGGCGGGTACGTTTGCTCAAGGCGTGATAGCCCGGACGTATTGTTGAGGTTTTTGAAATGCTTCGCAAGAACCTGATGTTATGCTTTTCCACCAATACTCAGCGTGTGCGCCGTTTGCATCGGGTCGTGAGATGACTACCTGACCACTTTCTTCCAGAGCCTGCAGCGCCCGCCACACCCCTGTACGGACCACCGCAAGTCGCCTGCCATCAGCGCGCGGCGACACATGGTTCAGAATCTGCCGCATCTTGAACCGCCGCCCCGGATACGCCCCCAGCAGATCAATCACCTCCTTCGCATACTTCACTGCAACACCTCCCTCTCTACGCGCTGCCGGAAACCATCCAGCAACCGCGTGTAATCTTCCTGACGCAGCACGGCGCCGGTCACTTCCTGAATCCAGCGCCTGGCCATCGTGCGTCGGCCATCGGCAGACAGATCGCCGAACCAACTGTTTTTCCTCGTGTATTCGGCCTGGATCACCATGGCCTCGTGGCGCGACAGGCGCTCGTACAGGGCCTGCACGGCCACCGCGTGGTCGATCATGATGGGCCTGTGATCGTCTTCCTGCGGCACGTAGCGGGCCATGTTGCCCGGCGTCTCGCCGGTCCAGCACCAGCGCGCCCAGTTCCAGAGCAGGTCGTGGCCGTTCAGCGGGCGGTCATGAAAAGTCATGGCTGACCTCCTATCTCCACGATGACGAATCCCTGCTTTTGCTTGTCCAGCACGCGATCCAGCGTCACCGGCACGAACCTGCTGTCGTCCACGCCCAGGGCTTTGGCGATGCCGTCCAGGCTCGCCTTCATTGCGCCGTGCAGGTTGTCCAGATCCCGGCGGATGCGGTCCGGCGCGGCGAACGTGATCTTCACGGGGATCTGATCGGGCAGGCTGATCGAGTTGCGGCCCACGACTTGCTTGGCCGACATCGCACCATCCATACGAGCGCGGGCCTTGGCGGCCTGAGTGCTGGACCAGTGACGGCCGTTCTTGCGGTTGGGCATGAGCCGCGGATCAGGCCACGGCAGGCTGATGGTGATGCGGTCCAGGGTCATGCGTACACACTCCCGGCCTGGCCCGGCTCATTGCTGTGCGTACAGGCCAGTCGGTGGTCGGACGCCTTCGGGCATCGCTTGTTGTGGCATGTCGGACACGTGATCATGTACGAGCGCATGATTCCCCCGCTCTCGCGCCAGCAGCGAATGCAGTCGTACTGGATGGAGCGCCGGTAGCGGTCGATTTCGCTCGTCATGCCGTCCCCATGATTTTTTCAGTGAATCTTTTCTGTTCAGCCTCAAGCCAAGCCCGCCGCTTCTGCGAGTTCTCGACGGGGCCGGCCTCGAACATCCGGCACGTCCGGTTGAAGGTGGCGCTCTCGTAGCGCCCGGGCCGGCCGTCTTTGGCGCACACGCCGTAGCCTTGCTTTGCCATGGCTGGTGCTGCACGCAGGTCGAAATGCAGGCAGTCGATGCAGTTGACGTGATCCTGGCTCATGCGGCCACCTCCTCACCCAGCGCACGTTTTGCCATCGTGACGGCAATGGATGCGTAGCCTTTCGGGTTGGCCAGAATCTTCTTGGCCCAGGCCTTGTGGTCCTTCTTTTCCTTGAGCACGCCGCCGGCACCCATGCTTTCCATGGCTTTCGCCGCCTCGACATCAGACAGTTCGGTTTTGCGTGGTTCCGGCAGCGCAAGAGCAGGTGCCGAGATTTCATCCCACTGTCCTTTCGCCATCTGCTCGTCCAGGGCCTTTTCCCACCGCGCTCGCATGGTGCTGTACGCGCTGTTCAGCATGTCGTACTGCCCAACTTCGATGGCAGCGTAGAAGATCGCCGGGTGCGACCATTCGCCCATCTCGCCCTTGCGCCTCGCGGTCAGGCCCTTGATGGCTTCGTGGAAAGCAATCTCTGGGTTCAGGCTGGGCCGGCAGGCTTTCATGAATTCCGGCAGGGACGGCGGCCAGTCGTACATCCGGCGACAGTTCTTGATGCCGGCAGCGACGTCATGCGGCGTGATCCCGTCCTCGTCGAACGCTTCGGCCCAAGCTGTTTTCCAGTCCTCGATGGCCTGCTCGTCGCGGAAGTTCGCCCGCCACTTGTTCGGGTACATGCCGTTCATGCGACCAAAAAGATGGTCCATCAGGCTGATGCCTTCGAGCTTGACATGCGGCACCAGCCACGCGTTTTCACATGTCGATAACATGGGCAGATCCTTGCTTTGTGCGGTTTCGGTTCACGTAGGCCAGCGGATCGAACCCGCGCTGTGCGGAGGCGGCGGCCGGCCTGGCGCTGTCCTGCGCCCTGGAAAGCCAGTTCGTCAGGTAGCGGGCA